GGCTCGTGAAATCTCTATCCTTGTGATGGGAGATGATACAGTCATTGGCGTCGCTGAAGATGTTAACTATTCTTTTCTCAGCATACAAGACTACTTTGCTGAACATAACATCGTTGTCACCCCGGCCATCAAGGATGCCACACCAACACCTTACGTCAAGCAAACCGAACTGTCCTTCTGCAAAAAGCAGATTCTATGGTCAGCGGAATTAAAGTCGCTCGTTCCGTATGTACCCTTCCACACCCTGATCGACCAACTCTCTTGGGTAAAAGACAACTCAATTGATGGAATGGAACAAGTCTTGAACAGTGCCCTTCAATGGGCTTTCTTTTACGGCAATCGTAAAAACAACGGACAAATACCACCGCAAGAGAAGACTTTCAATGAAGTGCGCCACTATTTTCTAACCGTCTATCCGGAACTCACTGGACGACTGTTCGATTATGACGTCTTTATGGATCGTTTTCAAACACCGAAAATTCACTTTCGAAAAATGGATTCCAAGCTTATTGAAAGGCCATTGGCCCTTATTGCTGAACCTGAAAATGGACAAGTCAACTCTCAGTACATTTCTATCGACGGAAATAACAACACCGTCCCTGAAACTGACACTCAGGAGTTTTCACTACCTGACTTTCCTGACAGTGCTGGCTTTGACCTGCTTGCTGAAGCAGAATTTGGTTACGAGGCAGTTCAAGTTTGTCCTCTCGGTCACGCTCATTACAATCACAACGAATATGACCACTGTCTTTTCATCAATGATCTTGTTAGAAGACGCCGCACCTTTGTCTTCCCACATGAACCCAACAGCGGTTATTCAAGTTTCGATGATGCTGAACCAGAATCCGGGACTACTGACGAATTAGTTACTGTAGGCGTTCGAAACGGAGAACTTCTCCCGACTGCTTTGAAGCCGACCAGTCACTACGTCACTCTGGATGATGCTGAACACCATGTTACCATCGTCAAGCCACGCCACTTTCTTGCTAAAACCGACGAGATGAGCCACGCCTTCTTTGCCTCCAAGCAAGTTGCATACACCTCTTTTCCTGTCGACGATACTCTCGTTGCCGGGAAGCTCGTCTTTAAGGATGAAATTTCACCGCTTCCTGCTGGTAAAATTCCTTATGATGGCACGGAAATTCATTTGTTACCAATTGAATTCCTAACGGTTATGTACTTGTTTTGGCGAGGAGGCTTAAAGTATACCTTTCACCTTGCAGCACCCCTGAACTTCACCTTCAGGATTGCTATTACTGCTGCTTATGGTTACTTTGGAGCCGATCTCACATTTGACGAAGCCAAGATGTATCCGACTGCTTTCCTCACTTTTGATGCGAAAACTCGAAGAATAGCTGTTGAAGTGCCTCACGTCAATGAAAAGCGTTGGTGTTTCAGAAATGACCGCCTACCACCTGACGTAGCACCTAACTACAACACTGCACACGGCACTCTCTACGTTTACGCTGTCGCACCACCATCTGGGATTAACATTGAATACACCAGTATTCCAGAAATGTTGATCTTCAAGGGAGGAGCGTCTGATTTTGATGTACATCACTACAGTCCTGATCCTGCTATGGGCTTCTATCCACCAGTACCTATCCCCTTCCGGGATGCAAAGCCTGAAGCAGATGATGGTGTTCCAGAGGAAGGGGGTCTTCCTCCAGGCGCTACATTGCCAGCACCTGAAAATGAGATCCCTAGACCCACCGACAGTGCCGGAACCGTTGTCGGGGGTGACACTGTCCCAGTTCAAGTAGCAATTGACAACCCTACCAAGCCACCACCACAAGCCGTACCCATCAAGGCTAACAAGTTGCCTCAGAAGTGGTTTTTGCTTGGTAACTACGATCTTGCTGTCACTACTACTACAATCGCTCAATACAACTTGCCTGACGAAGTGCTTGTTGGAAATCAGCGTCACGTTGCTAGTCTTGGTGTTTACTACCGTGGAGACACCCGTTTCCGAGTAACCCCTCACACTGGCTCCTTTGCCTCGGGTATTGGTATTATTGCCTATATCCCATGGGGCGTAAAGCTTACGGACTTGCACTCCGTACGTCTGACCAGCCTCAATCATGCATTGTTTGACCTATCTTCCAACCAGAGCGTTGAATTCTTCGTCCCTTACAG